CGGGTCTATATCGAGGAGCTGACGCAGTTCCCCACGGACGCGGCGGTCAACAAGCTGAAGGCGACGCTGCGGAGCGCCGCGGGCGTGCCGACCGCCTTCCGCGCCACCTGCAACCCGGGCGGCCCCGGCCACACCTGGGTGAAGGCGCGATACATCGACCCGGGCGCGTTCAACATCGTGCGGGAGACGTTCAGGAACCCGTTCGACGGCAGCGAGATCGAACTGTCGCGGGTGTTCATCCCGGCCAAGCTCTCCGACAACCCGCTGCTGCTGAAGAACGATCCGCTCTACGTGGCGAAGTTGCAGCAGTCGGGATCGGCGCAGCTGGTCAAGGCCTGGCTGCAAGGCGACTGGGACATCATCGAGGGGGCCTACTTCGACAAGTGGTCGCGCGCCCGCAATGTGGTGGAGCCGTTCGCGCTTCCCGACGACTGGACGCGGCTGCGCTCGATGGACTGGGGGTCCGCCAAGCCGTTCAGCGTCGGCTGGTGGGCGGTCGCCGGCGATGACCACAGCCTGGCCGACGGGCGGGTGATCCCACGGGGCGCCCTGGTCCGCTATCGCGAGTGGTACGGCTCCAACGGCAAGCCCAACGAAGGGCTGAAGCTCACCGCCGAGCAGGTGGCGGACGGCATCAAGTCCCGCGAGGGGACGGAGGCCATCAAGGACGCGGTGCTCGACCCGGCGGCGTTCGCCCAGGACGGCGGCCCGTCGATCGCCGAGCGGATGCGCAAGGCGTCGAACATCCGGTTCCGACCGGCCGACAACAAGCGCGTAGCCCGCAACGGCGCGATGGGTGGTTGGGACCAGATGCGCGCCCGCATCAACGGCCCGCGCGACGAGAACGGAGCGCCCACCGGCCCGCCGATGCTGTTCGTGTTCTCCACCTGCCTGGACTTCATCCGCACGGTCCCGGTGCTGCAGCATGATCCGACCCGGCCGGAGGATCTGGACACCAGCGGCGAGGACCATGCGGCGGACGAATGCCGCTACGCCTGCATGAGCCGCCCAATGTCCGCCCCGACGACCCCCGCCCCGCGCCCCAAGCGCGACGGCTACTGGCCCCGCACGGAAGAGGAGGACTCGTGGAAGACGATCTAGCCCTTCTCGTTCGCGACTTCGAGGCGTCGGAACAGGCGTCGCAGGCCGGTCGCGCCGACAGCGAACAGGCGCGCGACTACTACGACGGCAAGCAGCTCTCCGACGCCGAGTTGCGGGCGCTGCGCAAACGCAAGCAGCCGCCCGTCGTCATCAACCGCATTCAGCGCAAGATCGACTATCTGCGCGGGCTGGAGCGGCAGACCCGCACCGACCCGAAGGCGTGGCCGCGCACCGTCCAGCACACCCAGGACGCCGACAGCGCCACGGATGCGCTGCGCTATGCGGCGGCGGACCAGAACATCGACATCAAGCGCTCGCAAGTCTTCGAGAACATGCTGATCGAAGGCTTCGGCGGCGTCGAGGTGGCGGTCGTCCGCGGCCCGAAGGGCGTCATCGACCCCAAGGTGACGGTGATCCCGTGGGACCGGCTGTTCTTCGACCCGCACTCGTCGGCGCACGACTTCAGCGACGCGAGCTATCTCGGCTATGTGACGTGGATGGACCTGCAGGCGGCGAAAGCCCGCTGGCCCGATGCGGCCGACGTGCTGGACCGGACCATCGACAAGCCCACGTCCTCGACCTCGGACACCTACGACGACAAGCCCCGCTGGACCTCATGGTACGACGCCAAGCGCCAGCGCGTGCGCGTGGTGACCATGTACTACAAGCGCTCCGAGCAATGGAACCGCTGCGAGTTCACGCTCGCCGGTCACCTGACCCCGCCGGCGCCCAGCCCGTGGATCGATGAGGACGGCCAGCCGGAGTGCGGCCTGATCCTGCAGTCGGCCTACGTGGACCGCGACAACGACCGCTATGGGGTCGTGCGCAACATGATCTCGCCCCAGGACGAGATCAACAAGCGCCGCTCCAAGCTGCTGCACCTGCTGAACACCACGCAGGTTCAGGCCATCGACCAAGCGGCGATCGGCGAGGACGCCGACCTCGTGCGCAAGGAAGCCGCAAGGCCTGACGGGGTGATCCCGTTCGGCTACCAGAAGGTGCAGACCGCCGACATGGCGGGCGGACAGGCGCAGCTCTTGTCGGAGGCGAAGTCGGAAATCGACCTCATGGGGCCGAATGCCACCATGCAGGGCAAGGCCAGCCAGGACAGTTCCGGCCGCGCCATCCTGGCGTTGCAGCAGGGCGGCATGACCGAAATGGCGCCGCTGATGGACAACCTGCGCCACTTCACCATCCGGCTTTACCGGCAGGTGTGGAACCGTATCCGGCAATACTGGACCGGTGAGCGCTGGCTGCGGGTCACCGACGACGAGCGCGACCTGCGCTGGTCCGCGGTCAACACCACCAGGGGCGCGCTCGCCATGCGCAAGCTGGCCGACGCGCTGAAGGCGGGGCAGGTGGATGAGGCGACCGCTCGCCAGTACGAGCAGCAGATCCAGACGGACCCGGCCATGGCGCAGCCCGCCAACATGCTGGCCGAGCTGGACGTGGATATCGACATCGCCGAGGTGCAGGAGACGCCGACCGTCCAGGCCGAGCAGTTCCAACTGCTGACCTCGCTGGCCCAGGCCGGGATGCCGATCCCGCCGGAAGTCATCATCGAGGCCTCCAACCTGCGCAACAAAGACAAGCTGTTGCGGATGCTGGAGGAGGCCAAGCAGGCGCAGGCGCAGCCCAACCCCATGGCCGAGATCGCCCAGCAGGGCGCCGTGGCCGAGGTGGCGGTGCGCCAGTCGCAGGCGCAACTGAACCAGGCCAAGGCCCGCAGCGAAATGGCCAAGCCCGACCTGGAGGCCGCCAAGCTGCACCACCAGGCGCGACACGACGCCATGGCCCTCATTCAGAGCGCGCAGCCGCCCGTGCACGAGTTCGGGCCGCCGCTCTAAACCAAACCCGCCGCCGGGGTACGGGCGATCAGCCAGCGCGGGGGCGTAACGCCGCGACAGGCCGCCGCTGATCGGGCGTCACGGGCCGCCGCCGTTCCGGGCGAGGGAAATCAGCATTGGATCTCGATGACGTTCTCGGCGACGACGCCGAGCCCGCAGACCTGTCCGCTCAACCCGAGGCCGACGAGCCCGAAGCCATGGAAGGCCTCGTACGGGGACCGGACGGACGCTTCGTCAGCACCGCCGCCCCGCAAGAGCCGCCGCCCGTTCTGGACGTGGCCCCGGAGCCCGAGCCGCCTGCGCCTCCCGCGCCTGCGGTCAACGACGTTCCACCCGGTTTCGTCCCCGAGCGTGTGGTCGCCGAGCTTCGGCGCGAATTGCGCCAGCTCAAGCAGGGACCGCCGCCGCCGACCCCGAACCGCTACGAAGACCCCGAGGGCTACGAAGCCTATCGGGAGCAGCAGTTCGCGGCGCGGCAACTCGACCTGACGCTGAACGTGTCCGAGCGGTTCGCCCGCAAGGAACACGGCAACGAGACGGTCGATCAGGCCCGCGATTGGGCCTTGGCGAAATTCGAGCGGGAACCGCTCTACCAACAACAAGTCCTCGCCCAAGCTGACCCCTACGAGACCGTCGTGCAGGACTGGAAGCGCGAACAGGTGCTCTCCAACCTGAAGGACGGGGACCTCGACGAGTTCCGCGCCTGGAAAGCCCAGCGCGCCGCCCAGCAGCAGCAACCGCCGAGCGCCCCTGCGGCGCCGGTCGCCATCCCCAGCACCCTGGCGGACGCCCAGAGCGCCCGCGGCTCGTCCGCATCAGCGCCTGCAGCGCCGCCGTCCCTCAACGAAATCCTCGGCCGCTGACCGCGGCCACGCCCCAAGGAGGGGCCTGACCGATGACGCTCTCCACTGTCACGACCAACCTGAAGGAGCAGATTTGGGACAACGACTTCTTCAAGTCGTATGTCCGCGCCAACCGCTTCAAGCGCTACATGGGCACGACCGAGAACTCGGTCATCCAGATCAAGGAAGACCTGAGCAAGAAGGCCGGCGAC